GCCGGAAGAGACACTGCCCCTACGTGTGCGACGCGATCATGTCATGTACGACCAGTGGGAACGCCAGGGATTCATCCTGACCACAGAAGGTAACGTGGTTCATTACGGCTTCATTGAGAAGTTCATTTGCGATCTGGGCGAGCGCTTCAACATTCGCGAGATTGCCTACGACCGATGGAACGCAACCATGATGGTTCAGCAGTTGGAAGATGACGGTTTCGTGATGGTGCCCTTCGGACAGGGTTTCAAGGACATGAGCCCTCCGACGAAGGAACTGATGCGCATCGTGCTTGAACGCAAGCTCAATCATGGCGGTCACCCCGTGCTGCGGTGGAACATGGACAATGCCTTCGTGCGGACGGACCCAGCTGGCAACTTGAAGATAGACAAAGAAAAGTCCACCGAGAAGGTAGACGGGGCGATCGCCTTGGTAATGGCTCTGGACCGGGCAATGAAGAATCAGAATGGCAGCGGCTCTGTCTACGATGACCGGGGATTTCTCATCCTGGAGGGATAGTGAATGCCAAGAAAACCAAAGCGCCCCTGCCGTCACCCAGGCTGCCCGAGCCTATCGGATGAGGTGTACTGCGTAGTGCATCGTCCTCTATATGCACGTGAAAGCGCTACTAACCGTGGTTATGACGCCAGATGGCGGGCGGCCAGAAAACGATACCTGAAACGGTATCCCCTGTGCATCGAGTGCCAGCGAAAAGGCAAGTTCACGCCTGCCACAGTTGTTGACCATATCCTTCCTCACCGGGGAGACGAGGATCTCTTCTGGGACGAAAGTAACTGGCAGCCCCTGTGCAAGCACTGCCATGACAGAAAGACCGGCAGCGGTCTGTAAATGATAGGAGTGAACGCATGAAGAATCCCTTCTCCAGGTTTGGTCGCGCCCGGGACAAGCCCACCAATGCAGTCAGTACCGCCCCGTCCTTTCTCTTTGGACCGAGTGGCACGGGTAAGTCGGTCAGTGTGCAGTCTGCCATTCAAGTATCCGCTGTGTATGCCTGTGTGCGTGTGATCGCCGAGACCATCGCAAGCCTGCCGCTGCACGTCTACAAGGTGACGGATACTGGCAGCGAAAAGGCCACGCAGCACAGCCTCTACCGCCTCCTGCACGATGAGCCCAACCGGGAGATGACCTCCTTCATCCTGAGGGAAGCGATGCTCACGCACCTGCTGCTCTGGGGCAACTCCTATAGCCAGATCATCCGCACCGGCCGCAACCAGATCGACAGCCTGTACCCCCTTCTCCCGGACCGTATGGAAGTGGACCGGGACAGCAACTGCAAGCTGACCTATACCTATTCAACAAGCGAGGGCAGGATCTACCGACTAGCGGCTGAAGAAGTGCTGCACATTCCGGGGCTTGGCTTTGATGGTGTGGTGGGCTACAGCCCGATTGCATTGGAGAAGAACGCCATCGGACTGGGCCTTGCCGCTGAGGAGTATGGCAGCAAGTTCTTCTCCAACGGCGCACGGCCTTCCGGTATCCTGACCCACCCCAACACGGTCAAGAATCCCAAGGTTCTGCGGGAGAGTTGGAATGCCGCGTACGGCGGATCCTCCAACAGCGGGCGAGTGGCCATCCTGGAAGAGGGCATGAAGTTCGAAACCATCTCCATGCCCAACAACGAAGCGCAGTTCCTGGAGACACGAAAGTTCCAGGTATCCGAGATCTGCCGTATCTTCCGTGTGCCGCCGCACCTGGTAGGCGACCTTGAACATGCCACCTTTTCTAACATCGAGCACCAGTCCATCTCCTTTGCGGTCCATACCATCCGGCCCTGGCTCGTGCGCATCGAGCAGGCCATCAATCGCTCGCTTTTCTCTGAAAAGGAAAAGCGGGACTTCTATGTGCAGTTCAACATCGATGGACTGATGCGTGGCGCGTACAAGGAACGCATGGAGGGCTATGCCATTGCACGGCAAAACGGTTGGATGAGCGCAAATGACATCCGAGAGCTCGAGAATATGAACCCCCTGACCGACGACCAGGGCGGCAATGCCTATCTCGTCAACGGTAACATGATCCCCATCAATCTAGCCCGAAAGGAGGAACCAATGAATGGCAAACAAGTTCTGGAACTGGGTACAGAATGACAACAACGGTGAACGCACGCTTTTCCTGGAGGGTGTGATCGCAGAAGAGTCCTGGTTTGAAGACGATGTGACTCCTTCCGCCTTCAAAGCAGATCTCTTTGCAGGCAGCGGGCCGATTACACTCCACATCAATAGCCCTGGCGGCGACTGTATCGCGGCCTCGCAGATTTACACGATGCTGATGGATTATCCTTACGACGTAAAGGTGCAGATCGATGGCATCGCGGCCAGCGCTGCTTCAGTCATCGCCATGGCCGGCACAAAGGTGTCTATGTCCCCTACTTCTCTCATGATGATCCATAACCCGCTGACTTTTGCCTTGGGAGACAGCGAAGAAATGCGCAAGGCGATCCAACTGCTGGAGGAGGTCAAGGAGAGCATCATCAACGCCTATGAGATCAAGACGGGGCTCTCCCGCACACGGCTGAGCCACATGATGGACGCCGAGACCTGGATGAACGCGCAAAAGGCCTTGGAGCTCGGCTTCTGCGATGAAGTGCTGTACCAGCCAGAAAAGGCCGATAACGTGGAGAACAGCTTCACCTTTTCCCGCCGGGCGGTCACCAATAGCCTGCTTGATAAACTCAAGGCCTGTGTACCCAAAGAACCTCCCGATCCCCAACCTGACCCCGAACCAATCACAGAACCTACCAACCGCGTGAACGCGTCAGACCTCGAAAAAAGGCTGGCGCGTTTTCAATATGTTTGAGGAGGAGACCCCAATGAATCAGATCCTGGAAATGCGCGAAAAGCGCGTCAACCTGTGGAATGCCGCCAAGGCTTTCCTGGACAGCCGAAGGGCAGAGGACGGCACGCTCTCCCTTGAGGATTCCGCTACCTACGAAAAGATGGAAGCGGATGTCATTCGCATGGGTAAAGAGGTCGAGCGCCTGGAGCGCCAGGAAGTGCTGGACCTGGAGTTCGACCGTCCGACCACCCGCCCGCTGACCTCTGCACCTGAGACCCTGAAGGACAAGACCAAGCTCGGCCGTGCTTCGGATGAGTATAAGAACGCCTTTTGGCGCGCCATGCGGGACAAGTCCGTCTCGTTTGAGGTGCTCAATGCGCTGCAGATCGGCTCTGACAGCGAAGGCGGGCACCTCGTCCCGGATGAATACGAGCGCACCCTGGTGGAAGCGCTGCAGGAGGAGAATATCTTCCGCAACTTCGCCCACCTCATCCAGACCAGTTCCGGTGACCGGAAGATTCCGGTCGTGAGCAGCAAGGGCACCGCGTCCTGGATTGAGGAAGAAGCCCCCTACCAGGAGAGCGATGACGCGTTCGGAGCAGTCTCCATTGGCGCCTTCAAGCTGGCGACCATGATCAAGGTGTCGGACGAGTTGCTCAATGACTCGGTCTTTGACATTGCCGGTTACATCGCCAAGGAGTTCGCCCGCCGTATTGGTTCGGCAGAGGAAGAAGCCTTCATTGCCGGCAACGGCACCGGGAAGCCGACCGGCCTGCTGCACGCGACCCTGGGCGCGCAGCTTGGCGTGACAACCGCCGCGGCTACGGCCATCACCTTTGACGAGGTGATGGACCTGTTCTACAGCCTTCGCTCGCCCTATCGGCGTCAAGCCTTGTTCCTGATGAACGACAGCACGGTCAAAGTTCTGCGCAAGCTGAAAAACGGCGCAGGCGACTACATCTGGCAGCCATCCATCACCGCAGGCACGCCGGACAAGATCCTCAACTGCCCGGTGTATACCTCGTCCTTCGTTCCGGCGATCGCTTCCGCTGCCAAGACCATCCTCTTCGGCGACATGGATTACTATTGGATCGCGGACCGCGAAGGCCGTAAGTTCAAGCGCCTCAATGAGCTGTACGCTCCAACCGGTCAGGTGGGCTTCCTGGCTTCCCAGCGCGTGGATGGCAAGCTGATCCTGCCCGAAGCCGTGAAGGTGCTGCAACAGAAAGCCTAACCAGCACGAGAGAGAATCGGCAGGGGTTGTTCTGTTGAGCAGCCCCTGCTCCTATTGGAGGAAAGAGAATGAGTGATACGCATAACACCCGGAACTATGCCGCGCACGGCGGTGGCGAGTGGGTCATCGGCGGGAAGCTGACAGTCCTTTCAGGCGCAACCGTGGAAGGGCTGACCGCCACCGCGGCACCTGCCAGCGCCACTGCCCTGGGCGGTGTCAAAGCGGCAGCCAAAGCGGTGACAGATACCGTGGAGGCGAAGATTGGCGAGGACGCCAAGCTGTATGTACCTGCGTACCCTGAAGACTATGTGCTTCCTGCCGCTGCAGCGGATGCCCTGGGTGGTGTGAAACTCGCGGCGAATCAGGTCGACAGCGCGGCTTCAACCATCGCGGGGCTGAATCTTGAGTTCAATGCCCTGCTGGCCAAGCTCAAGGCCGCTGGCATCATGGCCCCTGACACAGAAGGCTGATGAAAGGAGAACAGCATGATCCTGACGGTGGAGGAAGCGAAGGCGCATCTGCGCATACAGCATGAAGAAGAGGACGCGTACCTGGCTTCACTCCTCCTTCAGGCGCAGGCTGTCGCCGAAGACTATTGCAGGGTGACCTTTGATGAAACCGCGCCGCAGGCCGTTCGCCTCGCGGTCCTGCTGATGGTCAGCCACTACTACGAGAACCGCGACAACCCGGATAAGCAGGTCTATGTCACCATGCGGATGGCGTTCGAGAACCTGCTGTATCCGCACCGAGACCCGGAGAAAATGTTCTAGCCCGTGTGAAGGAGGTGAAACAAGATGCGCGGCTACAAGAACTTTGAGAGCGACCCGCATCCGGGTGACCTCCGCCACCTGGTAGAGATTGGCTACACAGAGAACCTGATCAATGAGAATGGCTACCCAGACCCGCAGGACGTGGTGGTCTGCCGGGTCTGGGCGGCTACGATTGACGCCGGCAACCAACACTACCGGGCCGCGGACGTGATGAACGCGGAAGCTGTGATCAACTTCACCATCCGCTACCGAACAGACATCAAGCCCGGCATGTGGGTGCGATTCAGGGATGAGAAATGGTATATCAGCACCTTGGGTGAGTATGGATTCAAGCGCAAATACCTGGGTTTGAAAGCGTCCGTCTCCAAGGGGGTGAGCGGATGAAACAGGTGCAGCAAGCCCTGTCCAGCCTGGGCATCCCAGTGTTCGCCGGGATCTGGCGGGCAACCTCCAGCAACCCCAACGCCCCGGAGCAGTACCTCGTGTACTCAACCACCACCAAGGAGGAAACACACTTTGACGATCAGGTGATTGCGACCCGCACCTTCGTATACCTGAACCTCTGGAGTGCGGGAGACCCTACAGGGACAGCTGCCTTGGTCCGTAACGCCATGTACGCCGCAGGCTTTGGCATGGTGGAAGAAACCGATAGAGGCTACAACGAGCCGGCTTACGACGTGGGCACGCGGATGTACACGGTGCACTGGACCTGGAGCCTGTACGAGGAGGTTCCTCGTGGCGATTGAACTGCGCGGCTTTGATGACCTCCAGGACGACCTGATCAACATGGCGGCAGCCCTGGAGCAAGGCCCGGGCGTGACCCGCGCGCTTCAAGCAGGCGCTATGCCCATCGAGGAACAGATGCTGCATAACGCGTCCACGGACCCCAAGATCATCTCCGGCGACCTGCATAATTCGATTCGAACAGGGAGTGTGAAGAAGAAGCGGGACGGCGGCAAGCGCATCACCATTGGCGTGCACCACAGCGAACGTGGTGCATTTTATTCAAACCCGGTCGAGTTTGGGCACGGTGGACCGGCACCTGCGCCCGCGCATCCCTTTGTCCGGCCTGCCTTTGACGTG